GATTTCCTCCGCCGTCTTGGTGATTCTGGAGCGGGTCTCGGCGATTTTCCGGTCAAAGGCCTGTGTCATAGGCCCGCCGGTGGGGTATTCATCCTCCAGCTCCGCCTCCCCCGGGTAGGACGTGCCGGGGAAGCCGCTGCCGTCGTCGTCCACACGGGTGATGACGGAGTACACGCCGCTGGCGGTAATGCCGTCCCCCAGCTCCATAGACGGGTCGATGTTGATGTCAGAGGCGTCATACATCTGATACTTGAATCCCTTGACCTGCGCCAGGATGCTGTTGACCATAGCCTGCGTAGCGTGCGGGCAGTCCGCCACAAGTTCAAATCCGGAATCATCCCCGGCAGTGAGAATATTTTCATCGTCAAGCTTGAGCGTCACACGGGAGATGGGGCGCTGGATGCCGTTGTCCTGGAATCCGGTCAAATCCAGGCCCACATAGAATTTATCCGACAAGAATTCTGTCACCTCCAAACGTGATTGGGTCGCCGTACTCTGTAACAAGATAGAAGGTCTCCGGCGGTGCGGACAGCAGCGGCACCAGCAGCAATTTTCCCTCATCAGTTACAATCCAGTTCCCGCCGTGGGCCGCGGCGATAAACCGCAGCTCATCCCGGAGGGTATAGTCGTTGGCGGGGTAGTCGATGGTGTACGCCGGGTTCAGTTGGGTCCGGGGGTCAATCTGCACCTGCATAATCCGGGCGATTTCGGAAACGGCATCCGGCGCGGTCATGGGGAACACAAGGGACTGGTCCGGCGTCCAAATCCACTCGGATTTCCGCATGGCGTCAAACGCCTCCACGGTCCACTGCCCGTCCTCCTCGCTGCGCCGGTTGGTGAAGAACACGCCTTTGGGAAGCCACTCCGTCACCTGGGAGCCGTTTTTCAGCCGGACGTACCGCTTGATGGTTGCGGCACGGGGGATGCTGTCCGTGTAGAGCTTCAGCGTCAGCTTCGCGGTGGTGGCGTTGCCGATGCCGAATTCCTCGTACAGCCCGGTATCTACGGAGTGCTCCACCTCATGCTCCGGGCCGTAGATGACGCCATTGATGTCGAACCTGTACTCTTTTTTGGTGTTTCTGGTCCTCCATAGGGTTTGCCAGAGTGGGCTGGTTGTCTGTGCCATAGTTACACCTCGATGATGGTAAAGGACACGCCCTCCCATACCTCGTGATCGTCAGTAATCACATAGGCTTTGGGCGCGAAGGTGGAGCAGTAGAATTCCTTGCTGAATGTGCCGCCCACGCCGTACCCCGTAGCCTGGAAGGTCTGCTGCATCAGCACAGCCTCGATCGCGGCCAGCACATCCACCGGCGTCTCCCCAAGCTCGTATTGCAGCGTGAGCTTATCGGTGATTTTGTCCACACGGGCCTTACCGTCTTTGGTCCGGCCCGTCTTGTCCGTATGCAGGGCGTTTTTGGTCCAGGTATACCCCCTGGCCTTAATGTACGGCGTGACGTCCACGCCGCCGACTGTCAATACGTTTCTCATGTTTCACCTCAAAATAGCAGTACCGGTTTCCCGGCGGAACGAGTCATGTCGTTGATGTGCGTCACGGTATTGCGTGCAATCACCTTGCCGTCCAGGACGCTTTCAACGGTGATGTGGATATCGCCGCCCAGGCCGCCCATTTCCCGCATAGTTTCAGACAAAGCCTGCTTGATGGTAGACAGCGGTGTTTCCACATTGATTCCGCTTCTCTGGTCGCCCAGAATCGCCATAAACTGCTGATTAGGTGGAATGACCGCGCCGTTAGCCAGCTTCGGAAGCTGCACGGAGGCATACGCCGGTTCTGCCGCCATGCGGTAGCTGCTGTAGCTGGCCGCACGGCTGCTGCTGCGCCGCCCGCTGCTGCCGCCGGAGGACCTGCCGCCGCCGTCGAAGGCGCTGGTTACGGAATCCCACACGCGGGAGGCCCAGCTTCTGAGCTTTTCAAAGATGCCGTTCAGCCCGCTGAAAATGCCGTCCACAATGCCGCGCCCGACAGAGGCCCAGTCCTTATTTTTCAGTGCGTCAATGGCCTCCGTGACTTTTCCGGTGATCGTCTCCTTGACTTTTGCGAAGCCATCGGAGACCGCTGTCTTGATGTTCTCAATTTTCTCGGAAATGGTTGTCCTGATCTCGTTCCACTTTTCCACAGCCTCATTCTTGATGGTAGTCCACACCTCGACAACCTTGTTCTTGATCTCCGTAAAGACAGTGGCAACCGTGGTTTTCAACTCATTCCACAGCGTTGTCAACGTGGTTTTGATGTTGTTCCAGACAGAGGACGTCTTTTCCTGCAAATAATCCCAGACCGCGCTGATTTTTTCTTTCATTTCGGAAAAGACGGCGCCGGCCTTTTCCTTGATGCCGTCCCAGACGGCGCTGAGCGTATCCCGAATACTATTCCAAACCTCCGCGGTTTTTTCTCTGATGGACTCCCAGGCTCCGGTGAAGAATTCAACAATACCATGCCAGCTCTCTGTAACTCCCTGGAGCAGGCCGGCAATCAAATTTTCGCCAATCTCCGCGAAGACTGTAGACGGGGAGTGGATGCCGAACAGCTCCTTCACGCCGTTGACAATCGGGTCTGCAAGATGTTCCTTCAGCCAGGTACCGATGGACGCGATCTTGTCCAGCATACCCTTCAGCAGACCCTCCACGACATGTACGCCCACTTCCGCGATATCGTCCCAGCTGATCAGCTTCAGCTTTGCGGACATGGTCTCGCCCATCAACTCGCCCCATTTTGTCAGCAGGCTGCCCCAGTCGATATTTTCCAGCAGCGTGACAATGCTTCTGCCGATCTCATCCCAGTCCACACTGCGCATAAATTCCAGGGCAAAGTCCAAAGCCGCCTCCAGCCCATCACTGATGGTCCGTCCCGCTTCTGCCCAATCCACGCTGCGGAAAAATGCATTGATTTTCTCCGCAATCCCGTGGGCAATATCCTTGATATGCGGGGTCACGGTATCCAAAAATCCCCGCACAGCCCGGATTGCCGCGGCGATAGCGGCGGCGATGGTCTCCGCCAGCGCGCCCAGCGCGCCAACCCAGTCAATCCCAACGAGGAAACTCCCCACATCCGTGCCGATCTGGTACCAATCGATTCCGGCGATCAAATCCCGCAGGAAGGACACGGCCTGAATAAAGGCATTTCCCAGTGTCTGTCCTATTCCCTTCCAATCGACCTGCCCGAAGGAATCATTCACCGCCGTATAAATATTCCTGGCGATATCGCCCCACTGCAGTCCATCCACAAAACCGTCCACCAGATTTTTCAGTGCCATCAAAGCGGCGGCAATTGCGGCGAGGGCACTGGTAATCACGCCATACCAGTCGATATTGTTCAAAAACGCGGCGATTTGACGGCCAATATCCCTCCACTGGATTCGCTCGACAGTATTTTTCATCTCATCGAAGAAGCCCTTCACGATATTTCCCGCGGCCTGTGCCAGCATCGGCATATCCAGCCCCAGCAGGAAACCGGCCAGCATCTCCAGGGAAATTTTAAATCCGGCCCACAGCAGCCGCCCAAAATCGTACCAATCGATTTCGGACACCAATCCATTCACCAGCTCCGCCAGCTTTCTCCCCAGATTCATCCAGTCGAAGCTGTAAATGAACTCGGTCAAGAACTGCAGCGCCAGGTTCAGTCCCGCGCCCAACGCCTTACCCAGCTGGTACCAGTCAATCCAGTTCACCAGCTTATTGAAAGCGCCGGCCAGATCTCTTCCCAGCCTCTCCACTTTTTCCAGCACGCCCGGGAAGGTAAACATATCGTACAGTTTTTTTGAGAGGCCATTGAGCCAGTCCGCGAATTTCCGAAAAGCGTCCTCCAGTTTAGGGATGCCTGCCAGCAGCTTGTCCAGGAACGCGCTGAAGGCATCGCCCCAGGAATCAAACTCCGGCTCCTCATATTCATAGTTGAAATCCGGCACGGAGACCTCGCCAACGCCCCCGCCGCCTCCGCTGCCGCTGGGGTCGTTAAAGCTAAGGATATTGAACTCATCGAAGGCGGCCACAGCAGTTTCGGCCTCTTTTGCGGCCTCCTTGGCCGCGCCTCCGACCGATTTTACGGCATGGGCCTGCTGATAGAGCGCCGCAGCGTTTTTCTGCGCCTTTTTAGCGGTAGTTCCGAAGAGGGACGCGGTAAATTGGGACACCGCGGCAATAACGCCCGCCAGCATATTCATCAGCGCTGCCAGCGCCGGCACGACGGCCTCATAGACAGGCTGGAAGGCGGTCAGCAGCACGCCCCGGACCTGCGCCAGCGCGCTGACGAACTGCTGGTTGACCATCAGGTACGCGCCCATCTCCTGCCGCAGCATAGAGATTCCCCGGTAGGCGATGGAGAACACCAGGGCCCGCTTCAGGGTATCGCCCAACCGCTCCAGCTTACTGCGCAGGGCCTCGGCCGCCCTGGCGGCTCCGTTCATATCCCGGACCATCGGCAGCACGCGCCCTGCGGCGCTCACGGCTTTTCCGGCCAGCGCGGCCCCGCCCTTCACTGCCGCGGCCAGCAGTTTTCCCGCCGCCGCCGCGCTTTTTTTGACCTTGCTCAGCATATTCTCCCAGGCGTCCCCCACCGCCTGGGCAGCGTCCTGCAGACCGCTCCTTAAATTTTCCAGCTGCTTCTGCCAGCCTCCGGCCAGCTCGCTCAGCCCGCCTCCGTCGAAGGACTCGCCGATTCTCTCCAGCGATTCCAGCAGCTTACCGCCCGCCTTATCGCCCTCGCCTGTCTTCTGCAGCTCCTTCTGATACTGTTTCAGCTGTGCGGTAATTCCGGCGATTTTGCTGACATTTTCGTCATACTCCTGAAATCCCAGCCCCATCCCGGCGTTTTCCAGGGTCTTCTGCCGTTCCTTGAGCTCTGCCAGCGCATGACTGAGCTCAATGATTTGCTGATCGCCCACCTCTGCGGAGCGGCTGAGCCCGGCCAGCTCGTCCTTGGCCTCGGACAGGGCCTCGGCGGCCTGCCGGGCCTCGGTTCTCTGGATCTCCAAATCTCCCTGCAGGCTGGCGATTTCACTGTCGTACTTCTCCACGCTGGCGCTGATCTGCTCATATTTCTTCCGCAGCGCGTCAACGGTTTCCTTCTGCTGTTCCAGCTCCAGCCGCGCCAGAGGGATTCTGGCCTCCGCCTCGCTCCGCACAGACGCGGGGGCCTGGCGGTTATTGGCGATATTCTGCAATTCCAGCAGCTCTTTTTTCAGGGCCTGCGCCTTAGCGGTTTCCTCATCGATGGCGGAGCGTTTCACCTGGGCGGCGCTGAGGGCCTCCCCCCGTTTTTTCTGCAATTCCTCCAGCAGCTTTTCGGAGCTTCGGACCTCTTTTTCCAGGCTGTCGGACATATCCTTCAGGCCCTTTGTAAACCCATTGCTGTTGATCTGGGTATCGATTCTGATCACGCCGTCATAGCCAAGAGCCAAGCGGTATCACCTCCTTTCCGCCCGAACTCATCAGGCTTTTTTCACACGCTCCAGCACGGACTGGATTTCGGCCTGTTCCTCCCTGGTGTACGGCTCCGCAAGAGCGAACCGCCGCTGCATTCTTCGGAACTCGGCCCGCTTTTTCTCTGAGACATCCGCCGCGCTGGTGGTGCGGATATCGATTACGCTGGTAAAGGCGGTTCCGGCCAAGTCGCCCAGCATCGGCACGAACTCGAACCAGTGTATTTTCTCCCGGGTGAGGTCCCGCCCGAACACCTTTTTGAAGGCGGAGACGATTCTTCCGGCGTCCTGCTCAAAGGAGAACACAGCCCGCTCTCCGCCGTCCTCCTCCCGCTGTGGGTTTCCGCAGGAGAGGAACCAGCGCAGCCCGTCCAGGGCCGTCTGGAAATCGGGCATCCCGTTTCCATAGAGGAGGTTCAGGGCAATCCCGGTCTTATCGCAGTCATCCAACTCCGGGTCGGCGACACAGAGCTGAATCTGCACGCCGATCCGGAAATCGGTCCGGATCAGCCACCCGTTGTAATCCTCCGGCAGACGGTCCAGCAGCGGGTTAAACATTGGCGGTCCTGCCGGCGCTGTACTTACTGAGCTTTTCCGCGCGCTCCCGGCCGTACTCCTCAAAGAAGGGGATCAGCTGGGTAAAGAAATCGTCGAAGAGCTCGATACCGGGCACGATGCTGCCGAACACCTTCCTGCACGTATCCGGTCCGAACAGGGCGTCCACCTCCTCCATGATATCCTCATGGAACTGCCGGTACAGCGCCGCCGCGGCCCGCGCGTCTCCGCCGCCCTTCTCCCGGATTTCGCACTCCTGGGCCTGCACATCCTCAGCGCGCTTCTGTATGCTGTCCAGCATGGCAAAGAATCTGTCCGGAAAGCTGTTGTCGCTGAAATTCAGGGTAATAAATTCCCCCTGGTCGTTGACCTCGATTTTTTTAACAGAGGTACTGACACGGATTCCCGCCATTCTCACACCCCCGTTCCCGCGCTGAAGGTCCTGGTGTCGGGGTCAAAGGTTCCCTCGACGCCCTCGCCCCGCCAGTTGATGGTGTACCCGATGGCCAGGGGATCGGAGGCCGCGCCGCCGTAGCTGTCGATCTGGATAGATACCGGCTGTTTGGTGGCTGGGTAAGCGCCGCTCGTCGCCGTCTCAAAGATATCGGTCATCACGATATCCGTATGGGCGTCGCTGCCGATGGGCAGTTTCTTGCGCAGGCCATTGATGAACTCGAAAGCGGTGTCGCCCTTGACCACCTGGGCGGTAACGGGCGCGCTGGGCTGATAGCCGGTCAGCTCGGTGTTGGCGGTATCCTGATGGATAAACTGCTCCGTGCTGGTCTGGGCGTTGTAGGCGATGGACAGCTCCGTCACGCCATCGCCGACGAGGGCGTAAGAGCCGGACTCCGCGCTGGGGGTGGTGTTGACAAAGAGTAAAAACGCGCTTCTTTTTTCAGACATAATGAAAAAATCCTTTCAACTTTGATTTTATATGTGAATCACATGTGAATTGAATTACGCTGTTTGCCGCGTACGCGGCAAATGCGCTTGGGCCGCGCCAGTGAGAATAAGGTAAGGATTGTTATGGCGCGGCCCTGGGGATTTCGCGCCCTGCGGGGCACGACCAGGGGCTTTGCCCCTGGACCCCACGGCCTTTGAAAAGGCCGGCGAAACTTTTATTGCGCTCCGACCTGGTAGGTCAAAGCCATGAGGATCTGGTAATCCTCGCAGCCGTCCTCATACCGGGCGGCGATCACGGCGGGGGAATTCCGTT